TTTAAACGAAAAGGGTAAGATATGTCTCTATAATAACTTCTCCGGGGCAGAAAGAAAAGCTATTGATTTGGCATGCCTTTTTTCATTTATGGATATGAGAAAGGCTCAAGGAGATGTACATTATAACTTAAGTTTCTACGATGAATTATTTGATAGTAGTTTGGATGAAAAGGGTGTTGATCTAGTTTTAGAGATCTTAAATGAAAGGGTTGAGAAGCTAAATGAATGTGTATTTGTTATTAGCCATCGAAAGGAAAGTATAAAAGCGGCAACCGGTGATATTATATTCCTAGAAAAGCATAATGGTATCACAAAGCGTGTAAACTTTGTGGATTAGCATAAAAAACTTATTAATTATTAAATATGTTAATTCAAGGAAACATACCATTTCAGCTTAAGTCACCAGCTCGGCCAAATAGCGGTCAACCTAATGCAACTAGTGTCAAGCCGAAACCTGTAGCAGCTCCGGCCGAGGTTGGATTACCTCGCTTTATGAATTATTATGCTGATTATAGTGGTTGCGGCCACTGGAGGATGATATGGCCAGAGCAAGTTATGAATGCTCATAATAAAGCAGTTGTACACGGAACGACTGTAATGAATGGTGATCCTAGATATTATGGTGGTGTTAAGGGTGTTAGAATTCAGAGACAAGCAACTCCGCAACAGTTAGAGTTTGTTAAATTTCTTAGAAACATGGCAGACAAAACTGGTATGCGTCTTATATATGAAATTGATGATATATGTTTTGCGGAAGATATTCCTGATTATAACAAATATAAAGGTGCGTTTACAGATCCTAAGATAAGACAATCAGCTCAGGAGATGATGGCTATGTGTGACGAGATTACCGTTACATGCCCGTTTATGAGAGATTACTATCGCGATAAGACCGGTAACCCGAACGTCACGGTTATTCCAAATTTTATGCCTAAATTCTGGATAGGTGGTAAATCTGATCTTAGCCGTACGATGGAGAGCTATGAGAGGAACAAGAAGAAACCTCGTATTTTATATGCCGGTTCAGGCGCGCACTTTGACGTTGATAATAGAGTAAAACAGCGTGATGATTTTCATCATGTAAATGAAGTTATCGCTAAAACAGTTGATAAGTATCAATGGGTATTCTTAGGGGCTTTTCCATTAACGTTAAAACCTCTTGTTCAAGCTGGTAAGATCGAATTTCACCCATGGAAGCGTTTATATGAATACGGTCAAGGCTTATATGATCTAAATGTAAACATGATTGTAGCTCCGTTACAGGATAGTATTTTTAATCGTTCGAAATCTGACCTGAAATATATTGAAGCATGCGCGCTTGGATTGCCTATTGCATGTCAAGATATGTGCACATACGAGAACGCTCCTATCAAGTTTAAGACCGGAGAAGAGATGATTGCACAAATTGAAACTACATTGCAAGATAGAAAACGCTATAAAGCTTTATGCAAAAAAGCTAGTCAGTATGCTGATACACGGTGGTTAGAAGATGATAAAAACATTGATTGCTATACCGAACTCTATCAATATAGTGTAGGTGACCCTCTAAGAGTTAATCTAAGTAGATATAATTAACTTTCGTTATTGATAATAACGAAGCATCATATATAATCATATATGTGAGTTATCGTAATGCAATTTATAATGGCCGTGAAGGTACTGTGACTCTCTTCACTTGGGATGAAGAGGGTAATAGAGTACGCTTTGAAACTAGTGTGGAACCATATCTTTATGTTGAAGGTCCAGGAAACTACGAATCGATATTTGGTACGAAGTTAATTAAAAAAAAATTTAATAGTCAATATAACCGCTATAAGTTCTTAAAAGATTCTGGTATAAAGCGAGTATTTGAAAATCTACCGGCTCATCAGCAGTTTCTGGTTGATACATATTGGAAGGTAAATGAAGAGCCTGAATTTAATTCGCATCCTATTAAGACGATGTTTATTGATATCGAAACTTATTCGCCGGATAGTTTTCCGGATATTAAAACAGCTAATCACCCTGTAACCGTTATAACTGTTTATGATTCACTTGAAGATAAATTTACTGCATGGGGAATAAAACCATATAATAATACACAAGATGATGTTACGTACATTCACTGCGCGGATGAAAAGGACCTCTTCATGGCTTTCATACAATTCTTGGAAGTAGATTACCCAGATATTTTATCTGGTTGGAATTCAGAGTTTTTCGATATCCCGTATATTGTAAACCGCTGTCGTCGTATACTAGGCGACGAATGGGTTAATCGTATGTCACCTGTCGGTAATGTCTATAGTAGAACAATCAGAGGTCAGTTCGGCGCTGAGCAGGTAAAATGGTACATCGAAGGTATTTCACTGATTGACTATCTCGACGTATATAAGAAGTTTACCCAAGGTCTCCGTGAGAGCTATAAGCTAGACGCTATCGGTGAGCTTGAGTTAGGTCAGAAAAAAGTTGAGGTTGGTAATATGAACCTTGCGACTTTATCTGATGATGATTGGCAGACGTTTGTTGATTACAATATTCAAGACGTTAGATTGCTTAAACATCTCGAGGTAAAACTGAAGTTTATCGAATTGTTACGTATGTTAGCGTATACCGGTTTAACTACCTTTGAAGCAGCTATGGGCGCCCTATCTGTAATTAACGGTTCAACAGCTATTAGAGGTAGACGACGAGGTCAACTTATACATACCTTTATACGTAACGAAGATACTGGTAAAAATCCGGGTGCTTATGTAGGCGTTCCGCTTAAAGGTTTCCAGACCGATATTATATCATTTGATGCTAACTCACTGTACCCGAATGTGATGATATCCTTAAATATGTCACCGGAAACTAAGGTAGGTAAGATCGAAGATAAAACAGATAAGGATGTAACTATTCGGCATGTAAATGGTAAGACATTTACTCTGCCAATAAAAAACTTCGCTAAGTTCGTTAATGACGAGAAGATAGCGATAAGCAAAGCCAATGTACTATTTACGCAAAAGCGTAAAGGTGTAATGCCAGAAATTCTCGATGAATATTATAACAAGCGAGTTGAAGTAAAGAGGGAGCTAACAGCTCTTAAGCAAGCGTATAGTAAAAATAAAGACAAAGCCACGAAGGTTAAGATAGATCAGTTAGACGCTAAGCAGTTGTGTATTAAGATTTTTATTAACTCAATTTACGGTTATTTTGGTAATAAAAACGCTCCTTTTGGTGATGATGATATTGCTAGCTCTATTACTCTTACCGGGCAAGCAGTAATTAAAACGTCTAACGAGTTACTTAAGAAGTATATTACCGGGCGAGTAGGTATTGAAGATGCTAAGATATTAAATGATTGTGTAGTTTATAACGATACAGATAGTTCATACATCTCAATTAAACCTATTATTGATAATACGGATATTCAATTTACAGGATCTGATGGTAAGCTTACCTCGGAGTTACATACAGAAGTTCAGAACATTGAAGATTATCTTAATAAACATATTAAAACATGGGGAGCGAAGAGTTTAAACTCCGAGGATTGCAGGTTTGTTTTTAAGCGTGAGATAATTGCCGATGTAGGAGTATTCTTAGCTAAGAAGCGATATGTTATGCATATCCTGGATGATGAAGGGATAGAGATGGATAAATACAAGTATACTGGTGTGGATGTTGTTCGTAGTACTATGCCAGCTGCAGTTAAACCGTACGTTAAGAATATTATCGAGATCATGCTGAATACACGCGATATTACAAAAACAAATAATGTACTAAATGAAGCTTATAAGATATTTAAAGATCTACCGGTAGAAGATATCGCCCGTGTATCAGGTATTAAAAATTATGAAAAGTATGCATCTGAATGTGACGGATTTAAAACTGCTAAAGGCATGCCTAATCATGTCAAATCAGCGTATTTTCATAATACACTCCTACGTCGCTTTAATATTGAAAATGAGTATGAGTCAATTGGTAGCGGTGATAAGGTAAGGTATACGTATGTACAGAAGCCAAATGCTTATAATGTAGATAGTATCGCATATAAGTATTATTACCCCGATGAATTTAAGAAATGCTTTCGCGTCGATTATGAGAAGATGTTCGATAAAATTATCTTCTCAGCTATCCAACCTTTCTACGAAAATGTTAACTGGGCAGTACAAAAGCCCGGATCACTTACTCAGACAAACTTATTAGAACTTTTAAGTTGATTATAAGGTAGGTATACTGTAATATATAGATATGGAAGAACAAACATATATTACATTCATTGATAACGCCGGGCGCTCGATTTTTGGAGCTCTCGCAGAAGCAACCGAGAAGACAATTAAGGTGCAAAACCCTGTAATGATTGGAGTGCAGCAACAAGAGAACGGTCAACTCTCCGTTCAACTTTTTCCTCTCTTCTTTGCAGAATTCGTAACACCTGCAGGTGATGAGGAATCGCGTAATAACTACTTTACTTACGATAAAGCTGCGATCGCGACCGGTGAAGATTTTGAAGTAGATCCGCGTATTTCTGCTCAATACGAAAAGATTGTGAATCCAGTTCTTGTATCGACAGATGCTCCAGCTGATGAAGGTGAAGTTATCAAGTTGTTTGATGACTAGTTAGAACCCGCTAGTAAAACAAATAATACAGTCGCTGAGTAATCGGAGACTGTATTTTTTTGTATATTTTTTATTGCAAACACGTGTAAAGTACATTAAAATATATATATGAGTAACTGGGACAGTAAAGTTGGTGCAACATCGTTTAGACCTCCAAGCGATACATCTTCTTATTTTGATAAAGTAACGGCAGGTACTGAGCAGAGATTGCGTAATGAAATTACACAGCAGGTAAGAGCTGACGCTAATAATGTTATACATGGTATTGTAACGGGGAAAGATGGTGAGATTAATGACCTTAAACAGGTAATTGATGGTTTAGAGGTTAAAATTAAACAAAAACAGCAAGAGATTGAATCGTTAAAAAGAGAAAAAAGGCATTTCGCAATACCAGAAGAGGTAGAGTTCATTGTTAATGAGCCAACATCCTCAATTGATGCTGATGCGGATACATTTATATCTCATATTTTAAAAATTCTAAAAAGAGGCGATAACGGCATTGCATTTAATAATAAAGAACAAGAAAAGGTACGTAAGGCTGTTGCAGTATGGAAAAAATTTCTCGAGGAATATAAATGGAAGAGTAATTATATTTCGGTAAAAATAAAGAAGCTACTTAAAGATACGGATAAAATCTTAAACGATAACGATAGTATGTAACTGTAATGTTTAAGTTTGTGTAGATCTTTTCCTCTTTACTTACAAGTAAAGAGGTTTTTTGTTGATATACGCTGATTATATATTATAATTGTATATATGAGTAAAGAAATTGACGATATTTTATCCGTAATTGATAAGACAAACCCATACGCATCTTTCTTAAATGACAGTGCAATTAGCAATGTAGATGGTTGGTTAGATACGGGTTCGATGGTACTTAACGGTATTGTTTCAGGTTCACTATATGGTGGCATCCCAAAGAATAGAATGACTCTTTTAGCTGGTCCTAGTATGACTGGTAAGTCATTCATCCTTCAGAAGATTTTAGCTAACGCTCAAAAGGAAGGTCTAATTCCAGTTATTTTTGATAGTGAAAACGCTATTGATAAAGACGGTGCAGAAGCTTTAGGTCTTGACGTCAGTAAAGTAAAATACGTACCGGTTTTTAGTATTGAAGAATGCCGTAATACAATTTACGATTTCTTAATGAAAGTTAAAGAAAAGGGGCAAGAAGGTAAGTTCATTATCGCAATTGACTCTCTCGGTAATATGGAGAGTCAGTTACAGATTGGTCGAATGACTAAAAATAATGTAAGTGCTGATATGGGTAGTAGAGCTAAAGCAATGAAAACTCTTCTTAGAACTTGTACTCAACTATCTGGACTGACAAAGACAACTATTCTAGCTACTAATCATATCTATGAAGACCCTGCAGCGATGTTTCCTACTCTTGTAAAAGCAATGCCAGGTGGTACTGCTGCTGTTTACTTACCATCAGTAACTATTCAATTAGCTCGTAAACCGGTTAAGGAAGATAAAAATACTGACGGTAAGTTAGCTGTCGGTCAAAAGAGTTATTCTGGCGTTATTCTGCGCGCATTGACCGTTAAGAACCGCTTTATTAAACAATATTTACAGGGTGAAATGTACCTATCTTTTGATAAAGGACTAAACAAATATTACGGTCTATTGGACTTAGCAGTAGGTCTAGGAGCAGTCATCCAGACAGGTGCAACGTATCAATTACCAGACGGTAAAAAGCTTGGTTATTACTCAAAGTGGAAAGATGATACGGAACTCTGGGACAATACTATTATACCTGTCATTGAAGAAAAGATTAAGCAGGAGTGGGCGTATAGTAATAAATCTGAGGAAGAGGAAATTATTCCAGATGAAGTACTTGATGAAGCTCCAAGTGAAGCAGAGGAGGAAGAAGTTTAATAATGCAAAATAAAAAAGTTATAGTTACACTATCTGGCGGAATGGATTCAGCAGTATTGCTTTATAAAGCTGCTGAACAATATGATGAGGTACATACAGTTACATTTGATTATGGTCAGCGACATGAGAGTAGAGAGGTAGGAGCTTCTGAGAAGCAATTATTAAATGCAAGCGTAGATTTTCCGAATGTAACTTTTACTAACAAGTTACTAGATGTAAAATACATTAAAGATATTGCACCTACTTCATCTCTTACAAACAATGATATAGAAACACCTAATGTAAAGGATATTATGGGTGAAGCGCAGCCGAAGAGTTACGTACCATTCCGTAATTTAATGTTTATAAGTATATTAGCATCTTACGCCGAAGCAATAAAAGCGTCGGAAATTTGGTACGGTGCTGCTGAGGCAGATAGCTTAGCTGGTTACTGGGATGGCTCCACAGAGTTTGTTGATGAGATGAATAAATTAACATCACTTAATAGAGAATATAATGTAACTCTCGTTGCTCCTCTTATTAAAATGTCTAAGAAGGATATTATATTAGACGGTGTTTCTCTAGGTGTTAACTTTAAAGATACATATACTTGTTACTCCGGGGAATACCCTTGTGATGCTGAGTCTGCTAGTAGCAGCTTACGATTAAAAGGCTTTATAGATGCTAAGCTAAAAGATCCTCTTTTATATAAACAGCAAGATAAGCTAGACGCTGTGTATGAAAAGAATGATTGTATATCAATTGTAAAATAAGTAAAAAAAGGTATGAAATATTTCATACCTTTTTTTTATTTGTATATTAAAATACTTTAGTAGCCGTGTGTATGGCGCCTTTGCTGTGCATATAAGTTTTGTACTCGTTGTCTTTCTTGAACAGCAAGATGTTGATTAATCTCTAATTGAGACATCTTAACCTCTTCAGCTTCTTCTCTCGCTTCTACAGGAGCTTTTGACATATACTGGCTGGTTGAAAACTCTTCATCTTCTCCACCTTCTCTTTTTCTGAAGTAGAATTTTTGAAGTGTATTGTATCCCCATTCGTCAGGATTAAAGTTTTCGAAATTTTGTACCATTTCAAATTCTTCAGGTGATAGAATAGATAATTCTTCAAGCGGTGTGTTGTCGAGATTTGCCTCTTCATCTTCATAATGATCAGCAACTGCTCTTGCATGTGACTGACCAGCTCTTTCTTGCTCCTTTTTTATCGCTTTAGCAATAGCTTCACCTCTACTCTTTTCATATTCAGAGATTTCACCATCATCGTCTAAATCAGCTTTTTCGGTGTCAATTTCTTCATCACTATAAGGACAGTCTTCAGCATCTTCTTGCTCATGCTCAGGATAATTACCAACTTCTCTTGGGTCCTGTCTTACATCATCATGTACATTACCCTTTTCATACTCTTCATCTTCCTTCTGAGCTTGCATATCTTCTAGATTTGTTTCAATGACATCCATTGTATCGACAAGATATTGACGGATAACGTTATATTCTTCGAAGTCAGCAATATAATCTAAGAATTTTTCAAACTGAGATAAATTATCAATTTTTGCAACCGCATCAGCAACATTATCAAGAGCTTCTTGTGATACGTCTTCCTTTTCAAGCTGAGCAATAACACTACCAACGGCAGTTCTAAGGAGTAGCTTTTCATCTGATACATCATCACCGGCATCAAACTCTTCTTGCTTTTTAGCAATTGCATCTGTTGTAGCATCTGCAATTTCTTGCGCTGTTAGTTTGCTATAATCTTTTCTAACATACCCTTCTGCTTTCTTAGGGCGCACTCCCTTACCTTGCCTTAAAGTAGCAGCTGTATTTAGAAATTGCGAAACACGATCTAAGCCAGAATCTGTTTTTTCAGATGAATATTGTTCAAATCCTGCTCCAATTGTATCAAGTAGCTCAGGTTTTTCAGTCGCGATTTGACCGACAATCGCATTTACGTCTTTTGCACTTGGCTTTCTTGTCTCAAAACCAGCTGGTACCACTTCAGGGTAATTATCTTGTAAGAACTTGAAGAAAAATAGACGAGCATCTCTGTACGGTAACCCGATATTTAACTTCTTCATTTTATTCATTACAGGTTTAAGAGTCTTCGCGATACTCTCTTCAACCAAGTCGCCAGAAACGTAGTTCTGCGTATTTTCATTAATAATAGTCGGTTTTGTTGCCCATGAGATAAAGTTCATAATAATATTTATTGATTTTTAATCAATTTCTACTATAATATGTAATATAATGTGCGGTATATACATGTCAAATAACTTATCAATGTTCGAAGTACTAGAACAAGCTAATAGAAAGAGAGGAAATTTTTCTACTGGGATCTTTCATGCTTATAGAGCATCATCATATAAGGTTGTAAAGAAGCAGGGTGGTATTGACTGGGATGAAGTAAAGCTACCTAGCGATAACTCCAGCGACTTTATATACCTAGGGCATAATCAAGCTCCTACAAGCAGTGCACGGGAATGGAAAGAAGAAACCTCCCACCCATTCTGGTACGGTGATTGGGTTGTAGCTCATAACGGTGTTTTAACAAATTATGAAGAGCTTATCGATGAATATCTACCGATGCATGATAGCCCCGTCGATAGTAGTATTATACCTGCATTATTAGATGAATTTGAATATAATCATGGTCCATGCGAGGATGCAGATACAGAGATACAGAATATTTTATATACAATTGAAAAACTTAAAGGTACTTTTGCTCTTTGGATTGTTAATATTAGAACGATGAATGTTTATATAGCTAGACAGGGTAGTACGCTTTTCTATAATGATTCGAATGTATCTTCAGTAAAGGGGGATGGATATAAAGTAGTAGAGGAGGGCATACTTTACAGTTATACATCCGAGGGACTAGTAGAGCAAGATAATTTTAAGCATGATTCACCATTTTTAACATTATGAGACATATAGCATTATTTTCACAAACCGGTTCCGAGGTAGCAAATCTTATTGATCAAGGATTTACCCCGACAACAATATTATTTGATCAAAAAGATGATACTAAAATTGATAGTAGACTTAATACTGATGAGATAGGCCATCAAATTGTAAAGAAGAATGTTAAGAACATACAGTATTTGAGAGATTGTTTTGGTGACCCATCAACATGTTTTATTACGTTG